ATTTTGGGGAGGATAATATTGTAAAACAAGGTTTAAAAGTAAAAAAACTAAATTAAATGAATTGGGGCAGTGGCGGGCCTCAGGCTTTACTCCAGAAGTCTATGCAAGTTCACGCTGAAAAGGGTTTTGTGTCATGTACTACCTTAAAAGCAATGTGTAATCAAATTTGTGTCCGCCACATTAAATTTTTTTTATTTCCTTAATTACTGAATTAGGTATTATAGTTGTGTTTCCGATGCTTTCAATATCTAAGCCATTTTCAGAATAAGAATAATCACCAAAAATTCTAGTAACTCCTTTTGCTTGACTGTAAAGATGGCCTTTTGTAATGCATGTTGCGAGTTTTGATTTTTTTAGTTCTTGAAAACTTGACCATGAACTGTTTGATACGATATCGTACCACTCCACGGAGACCATGGGATATCTTTCTATTTCAGTTTTAGCCCTTTTATTTAACGTTATTTTTCGTTTTGACATTAACTATTCCAGTATTTACTTTTAAATTAGAATTATGTTTTTTATTAAAAAGGAATATAAATTCTGACCAAGTTTTATTTTTGTAGCTCTTTTGTCTCTTCGGCTTCAATTTCAATGGTTTTGGCGTTGTAGCCATCAATTTTTTTTGATAATTCACTGAGTTTTTTTTCAAGTTCAACACGGCTCATTCCTTCTAAACCACTTACTTTAACTTCTCTCTTATCAACATACAAGCCCGCCAATTGGCCTGATCTATATTCAGCCTGTACAGATACATTAAATTGTTTACTTTTCTCAGCTTCTTTAGATAAATGATCTAATCTTTTAAATCTTTTAAGTTTATCTTTTGAGAATTTATTAACTTCTTCTTCATATTTTCTGTCTAAATATTTTGCTATATGAGGATTTAACCTTCTGTTTAATAATCTTGAGGCTATAGCTGAATAGTCTTTATCATTAGCACACTCATATTTGGCCCTTTTACAGGCCTCGGCATATGTAATTTCACCCCAATTAGCAACGAGAATATCACAAAACATACGTTGCTTAGGTGTTAAATCTTTTTCGGATCGTTCAATTTTTTTAATTTGAGGCATAATTTTTTACTATATAGATTATTTTAACACATGATCAACTTTCAAAAAAGTTTAGGTTGCGTTCCCGCAAGAGGTGTCCCTAAGGGACACCATAGGGACACCATAGGGACACCA